GCCGACTACGGCGACCCAACAACGCGACGCAGATTGTTTGTCCAGGCTGTCCGAGGTGACCGCCGGATCGTGTGGCCGGAGCCAACGCACGTTCCGCAGTCCGACATGTTTGGAAAACCGGTCTGGCGATCTGCTGCGGATGCGGTGATTGACTGGAGCATTCCCACGCCACTGATCTCTAGCAGAAAGCGCCCACTGGCGCCGAAGACCATGGCGCGTATCAAGGAAGGCATTCGCCGGTATGGTGGCGGGCCTTTCGTCGTCGCGATGGAGCATGGCGGCAGGACCATTGATGCATCCGTTCCTTTGCCCACGGTGACCTGCGCCAAAGGCGGGGCAATGGGAGTCGCGTATTTGCTGCCACAGCAGTCGGATGGACGTCTGAGGCGAGCGGACGAGCCTGCACCTACGGTTGCCACGTCTGGAGCCATTGCGCTCGTCGTTGAGTACTACGGCAATGGTCAGGCTCGACCGGTGACGGATCCGTTGCCAACCGTGACCTGCAACGACCGTTTCGCTCTGGTCGAGTTCGGCGAGGACCGCATTGGGTTCCGCATGCTCCAACCGCACGAATTGGCGGCAGCGCAGGGGTTCCCGTCGGACTACCAATTCACCGGCACCAAGACCGAGCAGGTCCGGCAGATCGGCAATGCTGTCCCATGTGGATTCAGTCGAGCACTGATTGCCGCCCATCTCAGCCAGGACGCAGATCTGGGATCTGTGCTGAAACCCAAACAAACCACTGGTCAGTCTCAGCAGGATAGCTAGACAGAAGCCGTTGACGCGAGGTGTGAGAACCGAGCGGCAACCACAGAAAGCAGACATGAACAAACCAGTTTTACCCCACCCTCACAGGACACAGCGACGCTCTGCTCGTTGCTTTCTCACCCTGTGTGCGGTGGGGTTTTTTGTGTCATGATCGTCGAACCCGATTTTTTAGACCATTGGAAGACGCGCATGCTTGCGCGACTCCTAAAGGACGAACGCGCCCCGATTTACGTCATTCGCCTATGGGCACATTGCCAGCAGCGTAAAACCGACCGGTTTACCGGCTGGAATCCGGACGTTTTGGCGTCGGTATGCCGATGGGAAACCGACGGGTTAACCCTGTGGGAAGCCATGGGCAAAACCTTCCTCAAAATTGACGGTGGAAACGTGGTCGTTCATGGTTGGGCGCAAACAAATGCAGCCCTAATTTCAGCATGGAAGAATGGAAAGCGTGGAGGGCGTCCGAAGGCCGTAAACATTGACCCCCAGAAACCCAGCGGAAACCCACCGGTTAACCCACCGCAAACCGACCGGGTAACCGATAGAGAAGAGAAGAGAAGAGAAGATAGAAAGCCCCCCAAAGCCCCCAAGGGGGCGGAGCCTGTAGGCTTCGCAGACTTCTGGGAAGTCTACCCAAGAAAGGAATCGAAGGTAAAAGCGATCAACGCATGGAAGAAAGCTGAACCAGACCAAGAGACCCAATCGCTAATTCTGAAAGACGTTGTTGCCAGAAAAGCATCCGAGGCTTGGACGAAAGAGAACGGCCAATACATCCCTCATCCTGCCAGTTACCTTAATCAAAAACGGTGGGAAGACCTGATTGAAGTTCCGCAAACGAAGGAGATGCTTGCAGACAAGCTACGCGCTCACCCAGGCAACCCAAACCATATCGCGCACTCTACGGCAACGTCTCAGCAGCTTTCCGAGTTCTCCGAGATGCTGACCAAATACAAGGCCATGCCATGAGCCAATCGATTGACAAGCTGCCGCCGCACGACATCGATGCGGAAATGGGAGTGATCGGATGCTGCCTAACGTCGAGAGAATGCATCGACGCTTCCGCGGAAGCTGGAGTGGACGGATCGTGGTTTTACGACCTGCGCCATAAGGAGGCATGGAACGCGTTGCTCGACGTTCACTCCGATGGAACCGCCGTTGACCTGATCACGACAGCCAACCGTCTCAAGGCTCAAGGCCAACTCGATCACGTCGGAGGTCTTGCCTACCTGTCGCAACTGATGGACGCAGTGCCGTCAGCCGCCAACCTGCCGTACTACCTGCCGATCCTGCGCGAGAAATGGCAACTTCGCCGCCTGCTGTCGGCCGCGACAACTATTGTCGGTTCGGTATTTGGAAAGCCTGAAGATGCCGAAATGGCCATTGCTGAAGCGGAAACGGCCATCCTAGGCGTAAGAGGCGAATTCGGCACCCAGAGTGACACCACGGCAAAGAAAGTGGCGCGGCGGGCCGTTGAAGCGCTTCAGGAGCGCATTGCTGGAGTGTGCGACGGTCTGCCGATTGGGTGGCGATACCTTGACCACATTACCCGAGGCGGATTCCGTCCAGGCGAGATGATCGTCATGGCAGGAAGACCGGCGACCGGTAAAACCTCGCTCGCGCTATCCATGGCTCACCTGCTGGCGGGGTCTGGAGTGCCGGTTGGAATCGTCAGCCTCGAAATGAGCGATCAAGAGCTTGGAGGCCGGTTTCTGGCGCAGGAATCGCGTATGAACTGGGATGACTTCGACCAGAATAACCCGCCGACCGACGATCAGTACCGCCGGATGACGACTGCGGCCTCGGTTGTCGGCAAGCTCCCAATCATCGTGTACGAGGGTGCGTCCATCACGGTGGGCGGCATTGCAGCCAAAGCCCGTCGATGGGTCCGCAATCAAGGCGTCCGCATCGTGTTCGTCGATTACCTCCAGCTTATCCAAGGCAACCCGAAGCTTCAACGGCGCGAGCAGGTCGACGCAATCAGTTCCGGCATTAAGAGGCTGGCGCGGGAACTGAAGATACCCGTGGTCGTCTTGGCGCAGCTAAACCGCGAGATCGAAAAGGACAAAGACCGCAAACCGCGCCTGTCCGACCTGCGCGAGTCTGGCGCAATTGAGCAAGACGCGGACTTTGTGGGCATGTTGTACCGACCGAAAGCGCCGACGGAGTTCGACGTAGACGACGCGGACACGATTGAGGTCAACATGTTCGTAGCCAAGAACCGCAGGGGAAGCGCACAACTGGACGTGCCGTTCGTGTTCCAACGATCCATCACCGAGTTTACACCAACGCAACGCGAAAGGCCGGAATGATACCAGCAATCAACAGCGACGAGCAGGAGACGCAACAACGTCTAGACCGAATCGTGCATCAACGCATAGAGTTCGGGAGGTGGTGGAGGGAGTGGGCTGAGACCAGGGCGTGCAATACCACGTTCATCCGCGAAGTGGCATACGAAGCGTGGAAGGCAGCGAGAAAGGAAACCAAGTGAGCGACAAATGGGAGTTGGAAAACACACTGCGACGTATGCGGCTACATCACATTCTGCTGACCAGCGAGCGTGATGCGCACAAGGAAATGCATGAAGTTGCCGCTCGTGCAGCCAGCGATCTAGAGGAAGCCATCAAGAAACTTGAGAAGGAACTTGAGCAATGAAACCAAAAAAGATCAGTGCAACGCCGGAGTCAGATGTGGCAAGCCAACCCGTCACCAAGGTTTGGCAGGATTGGGCTACTGGTCGCGACCCAAGACCCGAAGTCTATGTCGTGTCTGTTGAGCTCGCACGCAAGCTGGAGCAGGAGCGTGATGATGCTCGTCGTGTTGCCGACAAGCTTAGGAAGGCGGCATGGAAGATCGCCAACATCTACTCATCGAGCCAGCTGGAGAAGGCAAGGCAGGAGCTTGAGAACTTGTTGTGAGCTACTCGCGTCTTGGGGATTGGAAAGGGGTTTTGCATGCCAATGTCGAGGCTTTTGTGGCAAAATGCTGGTTTTTATCGACCAATCGGCGTTTTTTGTTGTTTTCCGGCATTTTTTACCGGTTTTGGATCAATTAGGAGGCTCCCGTTGGGGCTGGATAACAGGTGACCGCAGCAGATCGACCTCTGTCTAAACATGGCAAAATCAACCCAAGCCGCAGGAGCCGTCCCGCTGTCGGTCACAAAGCTTGCCCGCATCCTCAAGGTGGGCCGCGAGGCTCTGCGCGCTGCGCTGGTCAACGTCACTCCCACTGGCACGTCAGAACACGGCGACCCGGCATGGACTGAGGCTCAAGCCAAAGCTGCCCTTGAAGCCGCAGGATCACGCGCATCGTCAGGCCCGCTCAAAGACCAGAAGCTCCAAGAGCAGATCCGGCAGCTCAAGCTGATCAACGACCGCAAAGCCGGGACGCTCGTCGAGCGCTCACTGGTCGCTGGCGCTTTCGGTCGCATCGCGTCCAAGATCGCCGAGGCTAGGACGCAATCCGAATCCCAGGCTCCGCTCCGCATGGTGGGAAAGGACGTTGCCGAGATCCGCGAGGAGGTGCGCAAGGTCTGGGATGCTATCGGCCATGTGCTGGCTTCCTGTGCGGTTGAGTTTGAGGAGAAATCCAAATGAACGAGCCATCCGTAGACTTTGACTTGGACGAGGTAGAGCGCGGCCTAGGCGAGATGCAACCGCAAGGCTGGAACAGTGAGCTTGAGCGCGCAGCCGTCGAGCGTGGAGCCAGGGCGTTTGCATCGCTGGTCTTGCTGTCTACCACGCCAACCTTTCAGGCGCGATACCGTCGGGCTGCTCAGGCTCGCGTAATGATTGCGGTCTACGTCCTGCGAATGCCAGGGCATGAGACCCTGTACTCGCTGGAGCACATCGGCAAACTGTGCGGGATGTCTGGCCAGGCAATTCGCCGTATGGCTGCTGGAGTGGTCAAAAAGCTTGGACTTCCTCCGGGGATAACAAAGACGCATCGACGAAAACGCAATGGCTGACAGTCCAACCATCAACACCGTGTTGCGGTTAGAACATAGGGTTGATGAACGTAGGCGAATTTTTTGCCCGCGCCACCGCGCTCCTCGGATCCGCCGAGCAGCACGCGTCCAAGGTCGCGGCACTCACTGGCGAGCGTGACAAAGCGCTTTCCGATCTCTCGTCTGTTTCCCAGGACCGGGACCGGCTGAATGCCGAAGTCCAGCGTCTGACTGGCGAGGTCGAGACCGCAAAGGCGTCTGCGTCTGCTGCTGCCAAGACCGCCGAAGAGGCTAACGCCGCTGCCGAATCGCTGAAGCTTGAGGCAAGCCGATTGACTGCCAGTCCGTCTGCCCAGGCTGCAGCGATCCTCGGGACCGTTGGTCATCCGGCTGCCGCCGCCGATTCCGGCGCGTCCGCAAATCCGGTCAAGAAGACGATCGACCCCACCCTTACGGGGCTGGCGCGCGCTAAGGCCGCCCGCGCCGCGTCCGCCAAACCCTAACCAAAACACACACGATGCCAGTTCATACCCTGCTCGATGTTGCCAAGCTTACCGGCAACGACGTGGCGGTTGGCCTGATCGAAGAGAATCAGACCTTCGCGCCTGAGGTCATGTCCTTCCTGTCCCGGGTGATTCCGGGCACGCAGTACAAGACCGCAGTCGCCACCACGCTGCCCACCACCGGCTTCACCGCCGCCAACCAGGGCATTGCGCCCAGCCGGTCGACCTTCGATCAACGCCTCACTGAGTGCTTCATTTTCCGGGGCGCGGTTGAAATCGACCTTGCCGTTTCGCGAGCCTCCGAGGGTCTCGGTTTGCCTGATCTCGAAATGATCGAGGCCAGCCGCGTGACTCGCTCCGCGTTGATCACGCTTGGCGGTCAGATCTTCAATGGCACGTCGACCGCTGGCTTCGGTGGAATGAAGGCGTTCACGCCTAAGACCGCCACGTCCGGCACGTCGGCGATCGTTGTGGATGCCACCGGCACCACGGCGACCACGGCGTCCTCGATCTACGCGGTAAAGTTCGGCCTCCAGGATGCGCATCTTGTGTTCGGCAACGGAAACACGCTCCAGCTTGGCGAGTTCCGCGACCAGCAGCTCACCGACAGCTCCGGCAACAAGTATGGTGGCCGGGTCGCGGATCTTACCGCTCATGTCGGGCTCCAGCTTGGCAATGTCAACTGTGTGGGCCGAATTCTGAACGTCACTGCCGATTCCGGCAAGACGGCGAGCGACTCGCTGATCTCGCAGCTGATTGAGAAGTTCCCGGTCGGCTATACGCCTGACGTGCTCTTCATGTCGCGCCGGTCCGCTGGCCAGCTTGCCCGGTCCCGATCGGTCACGATCTTCTCGCAGGCCGGTGTCGCGCCCAACGCTGCGCGCACCACGCCGAACATCGCGAGCCGCGTGCAGGACTGGGACGGAATCCCCATCGTGCTGTCTGACAACATCGGCATCACGGACTCCATCGAATAACGCAACTGCCCGAAAGGAACCAATACCATGCCTCGTCAAACTCAGGACGCACTCCTTACGGTCAGCCGCGTGCTGCCCGCCCAGAACACCAACGCCAACTCCTCGTCGATCGACCTGGGTGTGGCGCTGCCCGAATACGTCGGTGAGCAGTCCGAGCTTGTGATCGCTGTCCCGGCGACTACTTGCGCGACTGGTCAGACCATCACGTTCACGATCAACGACAGCGCGGATAACAGTTCCTTCGCTGCCGTCTCGCAGCTTGCGACGCTGGTGCTCACTGGCGCTTCCAACGCGACCGCCGCTACCACGCGACGCTGGCGTCTGCCGTCCACGGTTCGCCGCTACATTCGGGTCAACATCGCCATGTCGGCGACGACTGGCGATCTGACCGCGATCACTGCTGGCATCCGTCTGGATACGTAATCTTAACGCTCGGCCCTTACCGCTCATTGGTCACACTGGGCCGGTCTGCTCATCCAGATCGGCCCTTTTCATTCCTATGGATCCGCTTCAAACAATTGCCGCTGGAACAATTGCCAATGACGGCACTGGAGACTCCCTTCGTGTCGCAGCTCAAAAGATCAACGCTAACTTTGACGCTGTCGCGCTTAATGACACTGAGGGAACCACGACGCTGACCGGGACCAAAATATGGGACGGCAATCTCACCGAGGACGTTGAGTTCAACGACATTGCGACTCTCACATTGGACGCGACGATCCTCAACCTTTCAGGCGTAGGCAGCGTGTCCATCGGTGCAAACGGTGTCGGAGCAGGGCAAGGAGAGGTTGAGATTAGAGCGCAGCAGAAGCTCACAATGCTGACCCCGGCTGTAGTGGCTAATACAGCAACCGTCGGGCAGTTCCTGAAGCTCACAGATGCGGTAAATGGTGACGCTGAATTTTCGACACTCCCAACCAACATGTTTGCTGGTGTTGGAAATCCAAACGGGGTGCAATCGGCAACCGCTCCAGCGATCTACTTTGACACGACGGATCCGAGCGCACCGGTAATGTACATCAAGGCAACTGGGTCGGGTAACACTGGATGGATTTGAACATGAGACACGTTTACGCATTCTTCGCTCTATTGCTCTGCGCGAAATTGTTCGCCCAGACGACCGTGAACAACTTCACGGTCAAGACCAACCTGAGCATCGCTGGCGCTCCTCCGACTCTGTCGGCGACTACTATTGCCGATCTAAAGACACTCAACCCGGTCGTGGATGACGCACTGGTCGACGTTGCCGGATACCTGACGGCTGGCGATGGAGGGGGCGGAACATTTCGCCGGGTCTCGTCTAGCGGGATCACAAATCTGGTAGCCATCTCCGCAGTCTCGACGTTCAACACCAATTTCGCCTGGCTCAGGGTCTGGGACAATACGACCGTTCGGCCTGAATGGTTTGGTGGGTTTCCGAACGATGGAGTTGATGATGCCGCAGCGATCAACAATGCGTTGAACTATGTGGCAGCCCTGACCGCTGGCACGGTTCAGCTATCTGCTGGGCAATACGAAATCTCAACGACCATTCTCGTACCTTATCGCGCAAATTTGCGTGGCGCTGACGGATGGAGGTGGGGCTCTGGTGTTTCGTCTGTAGTTGGAAATATCAACTACCTAGGATCCGCGCCGACGACCATCCGACTGATGAACGGAGCTAATACCAACATGCTTACGTTCAATTCGACCACTGGCCCTGTGGCGCAAGCTGGGGACATCATTGAAGACGGCGAGACTGTCGACAACATCGTGCAGAACTCGTTGGTTGAAAACATCTGCTTCTTCGGCAACGCGTCCTCCCAAACCAGAGGCGACTGTCACGGCATCGTGTCCCGCGCCAAGTGGTACGCCAGGATCAACAACTGCTCGTTTCAATCCATCAAAGGTTACTGCATCTTCCTATTCGACGGAAACGTGTTGAGGCTGACCAACCTTTTCCTTGTCGGAAACGGCGGGTCCGCATCAATGAACCCGTCAAAGGGCATGTTTGTCTACTCCGTGTCCGACACGATTTTCAACACGATTGAGGCAGGAAATTTCAATGGACCCTCGGTCTGGTACAACGGATCAAGTTCGTGGCTGACCCTCTTCTCGGACTCCCTCATCTATAACAATTGGCAGACCAATTCAATCTGGACCGTGTCCAGTTGGACGACCAACACGGTCGCCAATTTCGCATCGACAGTTCCGCTGGAGACCGGGGACCCAGTGGAGCTAAGGACCACCGGAAACCTTCCGACCGGATTCAGCGACACGCAGCTTTATTTCGCCGTAAAGCTGTCGACGACTGCATTTGGACTGCACACAAATCGTGCGCTTGCCTATGCCGGGACTTATCTGGCTGGAAGCGGGGCAGCCTCTGGAACGAACTACTTCACGATTGGCGAACCTTCCGGCCTGTACGCGAGTGGCAGTGCCAGATACAACACATTCGTCAACATTCGCGCCGACCAGAACTCCGGACCTGGTATTACGTTCCGAAACGCATACGGCAATCACGTCTACGGACTGGAAGCCTATGACAACACGGGTCCGGCCCCGCAGAGTGAGACGATTCCTGACTTGAGCAAGACCGGCGTCCTGTTCGACAAGGATGCGTACAACAACAACGTCTTCGGCACGATTGCGACTCAACCCATCGGGTTTGTCGTCAGGTCGAATGCTTACAATAACTCGGTCAACGCAACCTACACTTCCGTGCTCACCAATTTCGTGAACGTGAGCACCGGAACAAATCAGCTCCCAGTTAGCCAATCGCTTTCCGGCGCATTGACTGCAACCAATGCCACATTCGTATCTGGCGCAGACATTGGAAACAGCGCGCAAACCACTTCGTTGAACCTGTATGGCAATGCGACGGGTCAACGAATGGTGAAAATGTACCGAACCTCTGGAATCACACAGACGACCGGAATCGGAGTCTCCGCTGGTGGAGCCTCTATCTTTGACGAGACCGGAAACAATGCGATTGCCGACCTCAACAATTCCGGAACGACTTCCAGAATCTTTATCGGACCACGAAACACAGCAGCCCCGTTTGCGGCAGTTGTTTCCTCCGCAGAAGCGGCTGGCACCAACATCCCCGGAGCCCCTGTCCGGATTCAGGCAGACTTGTCGACAGGCAATGCGGATCTGACTGACGCATTTGCCGTCCTCACCGGGGACGCTGGGGCTAGCGGAACGACCCAGCAATCGCCTACCTCGAAATTTGTCGTCGAGGGTGACGGTGACGTCCGCCTCAGTGTGGGCGACCTCTATATATCGACTGCTGGCAAGGGCATCCGAATCAAGGAGGGATCCAACGCCAAAATGGGCACGGCAACCCTCACCGCTGGGTCAGTCGTCGTGAGCACGACGGCGGTCGCTTCAACGAGTCGAGTTTTCCTGACGAGTCAATCCGACGGAGGCACTCCGGGTTTTCTGCGGGTATCAACGCGAGTGAATGGAACGTCATTTACCATCACGTCTTCCAGCGTTCTCGATACGTCCACAGTCGCCTGGGTGATTCTTGATCCTGCACCCTGACGCATCGCAAAACCATGCCACTCACCACATCAGGCCAAAGCGTAGATTCGGCAAACCCGATCTACAAAAAGCGATACGAGGATATCTCGTTCGCCTTCTCGTTTGCTGCCTCTGCGTCTGTTAGCTGGACTGGGCTTACAATCAAGGGACAGCTTCGAAACTCATCTGATCAACTGATCTGGGATTCTGGAAATGTCTCGGCAACGGTTGCCGGGTCTGGATCGGCAAGTGCTACCATTCTGATTCCGAGCGCCACGACCGGGACGCTTGAAGCTGGAACGTATTACGTGGACTTTTTCTTCTGGGCAAACTCCGTGACCAAGTCCGCGACGAAGACATATCTGATCAAGCTGGCTGACGGACCGACGAATCTATGAGCGACGTGAATGTAGCGGTTGTCTACGGTCCGAACGGTCTGGAATTTACCAAGACCGAGCAGACGCTTCCATTGACGCTCAACGTGGTCGCCAACGGCGTTGTTGGGCCGCAGGGTCCAACTGGTGCGACTGGCGCAACGGGTGCCACTGGTGCTACTGGCCCCGCTGGTCCTGCGCCTGCTGGCACCGGGCTCGTGTCGGTCACTGGTGGAGTCTTGGACACGCCTAGCACGCTTTCTGCCCGCGTCGCTGCTGATGCTGCCAACCTTCGGACGCAGCTTGGTCTAGGCACCGTCGCGACGCAAAACGCAAACAACGTCACGTTGACCGGCGGCACGTTGCAAGGCGTCGGCGTCGTCACCGGATCCTACACGTCCAACGTCAACGAGGCGCTCCTTCGCTCCTGCCGCAAGCAATCCGCTGGAACGATCACCAAGGGCCAGGTGGTCTACATCACTGGATCGACTGGATCGCATCTGGAGGTGGAGCTTGCCGATGCGGATACTGAGCCCACGTCCTCCAAGACTTTCGGTGTCGCCGCCGAGACCATCACCGCATCAACGGAGGGTTACGTCATTGTCGAGGGACTGCTAACGGGCCTGAGCAACCTTCCTACGGCGTCGTTCACCAATGGCGCTTCGCTGTGGCTGTCGTCCACCGCTGGCGGCTGGCAAACCACTCCTGCGGTTGCGCCTGCCAATGGCGTGTACATTGGCCGGGTAATCAACGCGAGTAATGGCAGCAACGGATCCGCGTTCATAAAGATCCAAAACGGCTACGAGATCGACGAGCTTCACAATGTCCTAATCACGGATCCGAAGGACAGCACGCAGGCGCTCTACTACGACAGCGTGAGCGGGCTTTGGAAGAACCGTGCCGCCGTGGATGCTGACCTTGCAGCCGTCACGGTGTTTCCTCGCTTTGATGCAGATCAGTCGGCCACCGCCACACAGAAGCGGACAGCCCGTCGCAACATCGGATTCTCGGACTCTTTCACCACCGCCGATCTTCTCGCGCTGTCGTCGACCGAGTCTGCGAAGCTGCGGATCGCCTATTGCTCGGACTGCTTCACCTCTGGAGCCACCACTGGCCAGCTTGTCGGCGACATGTGCATCTGGACTGGCGCTGGATGGGTGACATTCTCCGACCGGGTGCAACCTCGCGCGGATCCAGATTTCCCGCAGTGGGCGCTGGATGTGGCTCGTTCTGGGGCGCTGTTTCACGGGCCGTTCTTAAGCACCTACGGCGACGGCACAAACATCAACGCAGGCAACTTCGCCGCATTCACTTCCGGCACTGGTGCCAGCGTCTTTGCGGCATCTGCTGACGGCGCGCGGCCAATGCGATTTACGGCCACAACCGGCACAACGTCGACCGGTACATTTCGAGGCACGACGGTGTTCGCAATCTCATCAACAACCGCTGACCCGTCGCGGAAGCTGGCGCTCGTGATGTCGTGGCTTGGGACTGCTGATGCAGTATCTTCAGTTGGAACCGATGAATGGCACTGGAGGGCAACTTTCCAGCCTCAGCAATACACGGCTACCGCTGCCCTCCAGACTGATGATTTCGGATTCGTCATGGACGACCGCAACACCCTCGGCCAAGGCGCATCCGGCTCGAACCTGAGGGCAATGGTTCGGTTGGCTTCTACGACCACGCATTACATTGACACTGGGATTGTTGCCGCCTCCGGTTCGGCCTTCTTGGTCGCAACATGGGAACCCACCGGACCGGCAGCAAATCGCGGGCGCGTCAGGCTGTGCAGCGCTGCCGACTTTGGTGGGTCTTTCACGACTCACGTCGACACGACCGGAACGGCAGCGGGGAGCACTTTCCAGCCGTCGCTGGTAGGCGCAAAGACACTTGGCACAACGGCCAAATTTACCACGCGCAGATTCATTAGGTTAGTCGCTCTCCGAACAACCGCAGGATCTGGAGGAACCATCTCGTGATTCTCATCACTCTCCGCAACCAATGGCCAGACCGGGTTGTATCATGGGACCACGCTGGCCATGTGCCGGACAACCACGTCGAGTTCGAGTCGCTCGCTGCTCTCGACGCCTGGAAAGAGACACACCAAGAACTCGCGCCACAGCCTGAGCCAGCGCCAGACCCTGTGCCGAACGAGGTGCCGATGTGGGCGCTCAAGGAGGTGTGCCTGCTTGCCGGTCACTCCGAGCCGATCGACGCAGCGCTTGGAATGCTGCCCGAACCCCAGCAGTCCATTGCCCGCAATCGATGGGACAACAAGGAAACCATCTCGCGTGGCTCGCCGCACATCGCTGCGATGCAGCAACTGCTGAATTGGGACGAGGCTTACGTTGACGAGTTGTTTCGGAACGCATCAAATCTTTAAGCCATGAGCGAAGCGCAGATTGATGAAACCACGCGGGTAAACCTTCCTCTTAGATTGCTTTGGGCAATTTTGTTTGGCGTCGGATTTGGAGGGTTTTGGCTGGCGGCAACCTTTAACCACTTGTCTGAGATCAAGCGCAGCATCGCCAGCATTGAGCGTAAGCTGGAGTCGTTTAACAGTCGATTGGACGACCACGAGCGCAGGTTGATCAAGATTGAAGCCAAAACCGGAATCGCAAAATATGACACTCGCTGAAGCCATCCCACTGGCAACCACGGCAAGCCTAGGGCTTGGAGCTTTGGCCAAGTCTTGGCCGAAGTTTCCAAACGCCTACATCCCGACGCTAGCTGCGGTCGCTGGCGCTGTGCTGGTGCCCGCGTTGTCCGGATGGGATGCGCTCAACGTGGTGTCTGGATTTGTGGCTGGCCTAGGTGCCACCGGCATTCACCAAGGCGTCAAAGGCGCAGCGGACGACGTTAAGCGTCGGACCGGAAACACAGAGATCATCAAGAAATGAAACGCATTGCACTGATCGCCGCGCTTGCCATGGGTGGCTGCGCTAGATTTAGGACGACCCAGATCGACGAACGAAAGGCACCAGATGGACAGATTACCAAGGTCAGCACGATCGTCTCGGCTTCCACGCTCTTCACGTCTCGATCGCAGCTTGCAAACTTCAAAGCCAGCCAAACCGAAAAGCAGCAAGGAGCAAGCGTTGGAAGCCTCTCCCAGGAATCCAGCGGAACCAACGCAGTCCGAGCCCTTGAAGCGCTCGACTCCATTCTTGGGAAGATCCGCTAGGGCGACCGCGCAGGAGCTTGTCGACGCCGCAGATTCCGGCGTTGTGCCTGAGTGGTTTTCCATGGCCGAAAAGGAAGCAGTCTACAAGCTGATGCGATGAGCATTGCCAACATGACAAGGGCAGGTCTTTCGAGCCTGCGAACGCTTCTGGAATCGCCGACTTTTACCTGGAAGTCGCTGCCGGTCCCGTGTGTGCCTAATACGCTCGGCGTGGGATCAATCGTGGCCGACGGCGGCTATGACATGACGGTGTCACTGACGCTGTTTGTCGATCGCGAAGAGTTCCTGACCGTAGACTCTACACTGATCACCATGGATTCCGAACTCTACACCATGGACAACGACCGACCAACTCCGGTGACGGGCAAGACAATCGTCTATCAGGGATCGACCCGGAGGATCGTGAAAACTGCGTTTTCCCCTGACAACGTGTACATCATCCTGATGTGTGCTGATGCCAACGCGTGAAAGCCGAACTCACAATTGAGACGGAGAGGTTCAACGAGGTCATGAAGCGCTGGATGGTGACGACCAGTCGCGAAATGTCCATGGCTGTAAATGCGCGCATGGCATTTCTTTTGATGCGGATGTTTGTCCTGATCCCTCCGCATCGTGTGCAGCAGAAGCGGGATGAGATTCGCGCTTACCTAAACCAGCCGATTGGCGATCGGCGCATGGACAAGAAGACGGGAAAGAAGGTGGGTCGGGCGCGAGAGCTTCGGCGCGTGCATCTCATCGCGCAGGCTCGCAGGGCAAAGATGCCGACTGAGGGAGAAGGGTCCAAAGGTCTTTACGGAGCCCGAATGGCCAAGGCTGCTGCATCGCTCAGGCGCAAGTCTATCGGCTCAGTGGGCTACCTCAAATCAGGATTGATTGGGGCCATCAGAAAGTTCCAAGGGCACTTCACGCAGTTTGGCGGATCGTCTAAGAAGTCCAAAGGTAAGCAGATTTCCGGCAACGCCGCGTTCATGCGACTGGTCCGCGAATACGGTGGACTTGATGGAACCGGAAACGTGGCGAGACATAGGGGCGCAAAGTTTCAGGTCTGGACGGCAAAGCCGGGATTGTCTGGGTCGAAGACAGAAGCGTGGATGAATTTGTCAATTGGCATCGCCGATAACCAATTGGAACGGGTCAACGCGATTTACACTACTGCTGCCACACGCGCATTCCGGGACGAGCGGATTGAGATGGAGAAGCACCTTGCGGACAAGCTTGCGCAAGCTGCCGACGAAGCCATAACTGGCGCGTGATTGATCTGGCAGAAGAGTGGCGGAGAATACAGTGGGTTCCTGACCGAAGGCCCATTTCAGAGTGGGCGGCGGACAATGTGACGTTGCCTCCAACGCTTACGTTTTCCGGCAAGTTTGATCCGTCGATCTCGCGTCACTTCATCGCACCGTTGGACTCGCTCAAATCCGACCGCGTGCGCGAGGTCAACATTCTCGCTCCTCCTCGGACCGGAAAGACTTTGATCGCGGATGTGTTTGCGCCGTGGGCAATCGCCCAGGATCCCGGTCCGTTGCTTTGGGTGTTTGCAGTGGATGATCAGGCACGGTTGCACTGCGAAACGCGCCTGATGCCAATTCTGCACGCGTGCGAGGCAGTCCAGTCGCTGCTGCCAGAAAACCGGCACAAGGACCGCTCAACCGAGATTCAACTGGCCAATGGCTACCCGGTCCACGTAAAGGGTCCGGCATTCGGCAATCTGCAAGCGCGAGGCTATCGCTACCTGATTGGAGACGAGCTTTGGCTTTGGCCACATGGACGACTGGGACAGGCCAAGACGCGGCTTGGAGACTTCAGGCGCAACCAGTCCGACAAGTTCCTCGGCATCTCCCAAGGCGGAGAGACTGGCGGGGAATGGTGGCAGCAATACACAGCCGGGACCGTGCATGAGTGGGAAGTCCCGTGCGACGCATGCGGCGTCTATCAGCGACCTGTTTTTTCGGGCAAGCACGACGACGGCAGCCGATACGGAATCGTGTTTGCAGCCGACAAAAGGGCAGACGGATCCTACGACATTGAGGGCGCCAAAGCGACGACGCGTTACGTCTGCCAGTTCTGCGGGCACGAGCACAAAGAGTGCAAGCAGACGCAAGGCCGATGGAATGCCATGGGTCGATACGCTCGTGTCGAGGGTGGGTCCTCGGAGTCGCACAGCTATCACTGGAACGATGTCATCTGCGCCCAATGGCGCGATCTTGTCGCTTTGTTTCTTGCTGCCCGCGTCCAATCCAAGCGTGGCAATTGGAAGCCTCTGGTAGACTTCACCCAGAAGCAACTGGCGGAGTTCGCCAACGAGCGGACCGTTGCCGAATCGGAAAACCCGCTGCAACGCGTCGAAATGTCAGCTTCGGAGGAATGGCCAGACGAGGCTTTCCGGTTCATGGCGGTCGACACGCAGCACGGTCACTTTCACGTCATGGCTCGCGCATGGGCTAAAACCGGGGAAAGCCGCCGATTGCATTGGGGGCAGGTTAAAACGCCAGAGGAGATTGAGGCGTTGAGAATCGCGATGAACATCAAGCCGCGATGCGTGATCATTGACGCAGCTTGGAATGCTCGCATGGTCTACACGTGGGCAGCCAATTACGATTGGGTTTGCATTCGGGGCGACGCTCGCAGGGCTTGGAAGCACAAGGTTACCGAGCCAGGTAAAGCGCCGACGTGGGTGGAGAAACCGTGGAGCCTGTCCTGGTGGGGCGACCCGGACTCCAATGGGCTGACCAGTAAAGGCAAAAAGGCTTTGGCTTTCTTCATCTCCAAACCATCAACCGCCGACCGTTTGCAGGCTTTGCGTGACTCCGGTCTATGGGTTGAGCCCAAAGTCGAGCCAATGACAAAGGCAGAACAGGACTACACGGACCAACTCAACAGCATGATGAAAATCCGAAAGAAGCCGGGGGAACCGGAAACGTGGGAGCAAGTTGGGTGCGAACCGCACGCGTGGGACGTGGCACGGATGCAAGTTTTCGCCGCAATGGCAAAGGGCGTCGCGTAGCGGTGTTGCGGTTACGGGTTAAGGTGTGGCGTTCAACCCGTTCGTCGGACTGACTGAGGCGGAGTTGCTGGCTGCTCGCAGGAGCATCCAGACTGAGATGCTGTCTGGATCGCAATTGCAATCCTCGTCCGCTGGCGACGTTCAGGCGTCATCCATCATCCAGATGGGACCATTCCAGCGGTTTGTTTTGGTCCAAAAGGCACTGTTCGCCATCAACCCGGATTTGTATCCGCTTTCCCAGATTCCGCCGACTAGATCGGTGGCGGTCATGGGTGCTGCTGTCTAATGGCCACGCAACCCGTCAGACTTTTTGACCAGTTCGGGCGGCTAATGCCGACCCGGATCAGTACTGCTGCCATTGGCTCGCAGCAACGCAGGGCTCGCACTGGATTCGATCGCGACGCGGCTAATCTGTACAGCGGCACAGATCGCCTGCTGCTGATGTCGATGGGGCGCTGGCTTTACGCCAACAACTCGCTGGTGGCTGGATCCGTCGACGATCAGGCCGCAATTGTGTCTGGCGAACTCACGCCGCAGTTTGCCGGGTCTGACTCTGGCTGGGGGATGCTTGCGGAACAATGGCTGGAGGATCACGACCGACTCTGCGACGTGCGCGGGGACCTGTACCCAATGCAGACTTTGCAACGCCTATGGATGCTTCACATCATCCGCGACGGAGACGTAGGCGTTATCTTTACCGAGGGCGCTGGTGGCTACCCTCTTTTGCAGACCATCCCGGCGCATCGCATCCGAGACAATGGAGTTGGAACCGCTGGCTCCGACTCGCCTTGGGAAGGCTATCGAATCGTTGACGGAGTGATCGTCAATGACGTGGGGCGACCGCTCGCTTACCGGGTATACGACGACGCAAGGACGACGTATCAGGACATCAGCGCCGTCGACATGAAGGTGCGCTTCCTGCCTCGGTACGCCGATCAGGTGCGCGGATTCTCGGCGCTTGGATGCGCCATGACGGACTTTCAGGATGTCGACGAGGTTCGGCGCTTTGAGCTGATTGCGCAGAAGCTTGCGGCTTCGATCGTCCTCGCTGAGACCAACGAAACCGGACTTCCTCCAGCGACTGCGGAAAGCCTGCTCGGCGAGGATTCGACCGAGACCAACCCGGACGCAAATCTTGCCATGCACTCAATGCGTGGGGGCGAGATCCAATACTTCCGCAGCGGAACCGGAGGCAAACTGGAGGCGCTCAAGGCTGACCGACCCACTCCCGCGCAACAGCAGTTTGCGGATTCCATCATCCGTCAGGCTATGGCTGGGATGGGATGGTCAATTGACTACTTCCTGGACCCGTCCAAGGTGGGCGGCGCTGCAATGCGTGTTGTGGTTGAGCGCATCAATCGTCATGTCGGCATGATGCGCAGCCAATGCCTGTTTCCGCTGGCTCGTTCGGTTGACTCGTGGCGCATCGCCAAGGCTATCAAGGAGGGGATGCTGCCTCCGTCGGATGATTGGTACCGGTGGCGCTACCAGGGCGCGGCCAATATAACGGCGGATGCCAAATACGCCGGGCAGGTTTCCGAGATCCGCATGGAGCGCGGGTTGTCTTCACCGCAGATCGAGGCCGCGCAGATTGGCAACGACTGGGAGCACGTGATGGATCAGCAAATCGCCTTTGCCATTCGGTTCCGCGAAAAATGCGCCGAAGCTGGAATCTCAACGGACGAAGTGAAGGCAATCAACACGAACTCTGGGGCGGCTCAAACGCCAACCGATCAGACGCAGGAGGTAACACCGTGAGCCAACACAAGATTTTTGCGATTCGCCCAGAGGTCACGTCCGAGGCTGTCGAGGCGCTGCGCCCAAAGAAATGCCAAGACGAGCCGATTTCCGCGCCTCCCTACGAATTGATTGAGTTCGAGGATGAAATGACAGGCATGGAGATGTCCGTTGCCGTGATCAAGGCCCGTGGCGTTTTGGCGCTCAACGTTGACGGTTGGTTCGGCTGCTGCGATCTGGACGAGCTTGCCGAGGAGATTGAAGAGGCGGACGCAGACGCCAACGTAACCGCCATCATCGTCGAGATGGACAGCCCAGGCGGAACCGTCAACGGCACGCCTGAAGCCGCCGAGCGTATTGCGCGCATTTCCAAGCCTCTCATGGTGTGGACCGAAGGCGAGCTTTGCAGCGCTGCTTACTGGATCACTGCGAGCGCAGACGTGATCTACGCCACGCCGTCCTCGGTCGTTGGGTCCGTTGGATGCGTGCTCGCGTTCTACGACTACTCGTCAATGCTGGATCAGTCCGGCATCAAGGTGCAGGTCTTCCGCAGTGGCGAGCTGAAGGCCGCAGGTTATCCGGGCACTGCATTGTCCGAGGCTGAAGCCGCGCATTTCCAGTCAATGGTTTCCGAGGTCGGGAGCGACTTCGCGGAATGGGTCACGACCTACCGGGAAAACGTCGACGTTGACGTGTTTGACGGTCGCGCCGTTAGCGGAAAGCAGGGTGTTAGACTCGGTCTATTGGATGGCGTGTTTGTGACTCGCGAAGAGGCGATCAAATCCTTCCTGGAGGGGATTAACCTGTGAGCATCCTAAGCAAAACCATGTTTGCGTTTCGTGACGCAATGGAGGCCAAGGCTTGGACATGGCCAGCGTCTATCCGCGCCGGGATTTCGCGGGGACCGCTGGACGACGACGAAACGGCCTCGCCTGCCAGCAATCCGCTTCCTTCAATCATCGCCAACGCTAGCACGGCATCCCAGATCACGCCGCAGATCGCAAACTTTGAGGTCTCCGTCTCTGTCGAGGTCAGGCACCAGGCGGACGACAGCACGCCGGATGATCATCTGCAATCCGTGGCTGAGGTCGCGGATTGGATTCACGGCGACTCATTCATTTCTGATCTGAGTGCGTATTCTGGTTTCACGGCATTTGGTCGTGGAAACGTGAATCAAAGCTTCGACCAGATGGGTCGCAAGTGGGTCACTCGATTTGAGTTTCAACTGACGGCAGCGCCGTCCGACATCAGCTAAAGGATACACATGGCCTCACAAACGCAGGGTGCAGCTAACGGATTCGGGACATACGGCGGAGTAGCAGGGACAAGGACGCCGGTTGTGTTCCGGGTCTACAACGCGGCAAATACAGAAATCACGAGCGGCGGGTTTGTCATGCCCACGGTCGACGGATTCACGCTGACGCATAACTACGAGACCTCCAACACGCGTCTCGGAAATGGCGACTACGATTCCCACACCGTGCATGGCGAGTATCTCGAACTCTCGTGCGATTTGGTTTTCGTTGGATCGAGCGAAGCCAACCTTGCGCTTGCGGAGCGCGGTTTTCCGCCGGGTTCCACGATTACCATTTCTGGAGCGCCAGTTCGCGCAATGGGATCTTTTACCGACGCGATTAACGTCGCTGGCGGATCCGCTCCAGAGACCAGCCGCTGGCATCCAATGCCTGGCATGACCATCCGCCGCACGTCGACTGGCAGCAGCACCGGCAGCATCACCTTGCGCCGTTACCCTGGCATTGTTGGTGGCGCTGCAATCGTGATCTAATGGACTGGGCAACAGCCATTCAGCCGACACGCGTTCTCGGGCTTACCTTGCGTGAGCCTGTGACGCTGGCTCATGTGCTGTTGCTCGCTGAGGTCGATTCCCCTGTGGTGACTGGCGGACTGGTCACCATTGGGGACGTTGCACTGGCTGCGTTTATTTGCGCGTGGCCTGCTGCAAAGTCCCGCGATTTATTGTCCTCTCGATGGTGCCCGCTGGTGTTCAAGCTTTGGGGCAAGTTCTGGTCACCCAACGGCGACGCGGAACGCTTCATGGATTGGCTGAGGTCGCAAATCCAACTTCCTGAGACTTGGGCCACGGACAGCAAAGGCCGAAAGACCGAGCTAGCCGCCCCGTGGTGGCTCAATAGGCTGTCGCAGGCACTGGAGGCAGGTATCAGTTATCAGGATGCCTTGGTGATGCCTTTGCGGACGTTGTCGCTTATCGTGGCCGCAAGGCTTGAAGCAAGCGGTGCGGTTGAGTTCGTCAGCGACCGGCAGCGCGACTACCTGCGCTTGTGCGAGGAGCATTCCCGGAGGAACTGACATGGCCATTTTCACATTTCTAGCCAAGCTCGGCCTCGACACGACGGACTTCCAGACCGGAATTAAACGTGCGCAATCGTCCGCGTCTGGTCTCGGCAAGGGCATTTCGGAAAGCCTCAAGCGTGAGAACGACAGCATCAAGGGCGCACTTGCTGGCATGTTCACGGTGTCAGCGGCAAAGTCTTATTTCGGCGAATTAAAAAATATCGTCGGGGAGATCAAGGACATGTCCGAACTCCTTGAAATTTCTACTGACGAAGTCCAGCGCTTGCAGAAAGCAGCTGAAACTTCAGGGCAGAGTTTCAAGGTTATTGTTGGGGCGTTTCAGCGTATTGAGCAAATGAAGGCTCAAGCGCTTACCGGAGACGAGCGTGCCAATCGCATTTTTGGAATGCTCGGAATCAACCCGGAGTCATCCTCAATGGACATCATGCAGAGGGCTGTAAAGTCTTCTGGAGGATCAGCGAAAGAAAGCGCCGCAGCTTTTGAGCTTCTTGGTCGAAAAGTTGGTAACCTTCGGCTCGTTGTCGACGAGTTGAATCAAATGGGAGACGTAAAGACAATCAGCGAAGGGGACATTCAAACCATTGACGACAACGTCAAAAAGTTTGAGGCAGCGTTTCGCGAGTTCATGATTGCTGGAGCTCCAATTGCAACGGCATTGATCCAAGGCCTAACCGCGCTGCTAAACCTGTTTAGGGCAGATGTAAAAACAGTGTCTGCGCTGGATGTCGGATTTGGAAAAGCCATTGAAATGAATGCTGCGTCATTTCTCGGTCTAAAAAATGAAGATGGGCGCAAATATTCTGCGCTACCACTGCCTGAAAACCGAACCAAGCAGGCTACCGAAGACTCAACGCCTCTCTTGATGCGAATCGCCAAAGCGAACGAAGACCTGCTTCAGTCGTTCACGACTCACGTCGATCAATGAGCGCATATACTCAAGGCTCGCCATCGTTTGTCGCATCCGGCATCACGCTGGTCTCGACGCGCCCAGTCTTTGACCAAGGCAACGGCAACACGTGGGAATACACTTACGAGGGCACGGCATCTGGGATTGCGACGCAGGCCGCAGACATGCAGGCGGCTGGAGCCAGGACGACGGTCGACAACAGCGGTCCGGTCTCGCGCCTTGTTGCATCATTCGTCCGTGACCCAACGCAACCGGCGGCTGCTGAGACCACTTTTGACACTTGGTCGATCTCGCAGGAGGAATACCAAGTCAGCCTGTTCTCGATGGACCGCGCCGTTGAGGAGGCCCAAGGCTACGTCAGCAAGGCGCAATACCGATCAGACATTGAGGAGGCGGCACGCGGAGGCGAAGCCTACCCGCTCGATCAAACCCAATACCCGGTTGGTTGGTACATCTACAACCTGCTTTCGCAAGGCATCGACACGTACCCGCGCGGAATGCCTGTGTTGAACCGGAGCCGCACGTATTCACTGACCTACACCGGCACACCTCACCGGGTCGTGACGCAGGGTCTGGTCTACACGCGGGCAGCGTTGCTGCGTGACTTTGGCATCATTTCCCCGCTGTCAGAACGTATCCCGCTTGATCCGGCTGAGACTTTGCCGGAAGGCTTTGTCTGGGGCTGGTATCTGTCGCGTCAGGACTTCAGCTATCAGCGGGAACGAAGCGCGCTTAAGGTCACTGAAAACCTCGGATGGCGCTTTGGTAGTTGGAACGCGTGGCCTGAAGGCTCCGCTCTGCAGGGTATCTACCGACTGATCCAATGAGGATTCCGAACAAAGTTTCCGAGCAGGGTCTGGAGCCTGAGCTTCGGCGAGCGTTCAATCAATTGGTTGATTACCTGCGCACGATCCAGCCGCGTGACAGCGCCAGCGTCTCGGTCAGCACGACGACAAATGGCGTCACAATGGCGGTCAAACCGTCGGCTCGCGGTAACGGTTCAGGCAGCGTTCCTCGATGGGGATAATTTATGGCAAACGAGATCACGATCGCACTATCAATGTCCGCTTCTAAGGGCGGAGCATCAATCAACACCGTCGGAGCAACCGGGCCTGCGTCAGCGTCTTATGACATGACCGGGGCCGATATGATTTCCGGCACGCACGCAACCAGCACCACGACATCCGCTATTCCTCTGGGTTCCGTTGTCGCGCCGTATCGAATTTACATGATGAACATGGAGGTGAGCCCAAGCACGACAACCATCAGCATTGACAGGGCAACTCCGGTTTCGGGAACCCCTGTAACGGTTCTGGCTCCAGGAGATGAATGCTTTCTTGTCGTTCCATCAGGAACCACAATTTACGCAATCGCCTCCTCGGGAACGCCGAGTCTGTTTTACGCCATCGTTGAGAAGTGATCGATGCCGATCACATTCACGCGAGCGGAGACGGTTGAGCCAGGCGACGCGATAACCTCGCGACAAATGGCGTCGCTCGCTGACGCCTTCAACTCGCGCATCCGGTCTGGTCTCGGTGACGCAACCTACCGGATTCCCTACTACCTGTTTCAGGCCGCACGTCAGATCCGAAACTCTGACGGCGGCTTTCTATTTCCAAGCCAGGGCGAGTTTTTTGAGCAGTACCAGAGCTTGGAGCCACAGGACGGGCAATGGCCAAACTCGTTTGCTGGCACGCCGGAGGGTGTAAACGTCAGCAACCCGCTCGGCGCTTTCGTCTTCGGAAACCAGAGCGCGGACATCGACAACGAGACGGACCGGATTGAAACGGTCGCATTTCTGGTCAACGGCGCTGCACCTGCAACGCTCGCGGACTATTGGACGCTCGGGCAACTCCAACGCGGAGCGATCGACCCGGACACTGGTGCCATTGCATCGCCTGCCCTTGATGCTGCGCGCCTACACATGCGGATTGCGTACAGCGTGCGCAGTCCCTACGGAAACAGCTACGGAGGCTTCCAGCCGATCCCCGAGATTGGCGCGACGCCATGCGATCCAGCGGACGGATTCACGCCCGCCAACTACCTGTACAAGTTCACGAGCCTTATCGACGGCTCGGAGGTCACATATCCTGGATCATGTCCAGAGGAACCCACGCACGTCGGTTACATCCTGCGGCTGTCTGACCTCTACGTGGTCGTCCTGAACAACGGTGACACGGACTACTACCGACGAACGGAGTGGATTGAGGGACCGTACACTGGAGGCGGGTCACTGAAACGCGACGTGGGCGGGCAACTGGACCGCGCTGTTGATCGGTACACGAAAGATTTCCGAGGCACCGAAGCGCAACGCGAGCGCGGGTGGAATCGGAACGCGTTCGATTTTCAGCGGTTCCTGACGCGGCAATACTCGCTCGCGCCCAACCGAGGCCAGCAGGTCGGCAACGAGATCACGGCGACGTACCCGACGTTCTATTGGACTACTGATCAGGCGAGCGGGACCGTCTCAGGCACCGGCCACGCGTTCGCCAGTGGGTACGTCATTGACGCGGTTTACATCCGCGCCGACAATGTTGCGGATCCGGTGACGGTTGAAATCCTGGACGACGCCAACAACGTGCTGGCAACCGTCAGCGCTGTTCCTGCGGGTGGCGTAGCGGAGGCAATTCACTGGCTCCCTAGTCCAGCAACGCCGACAGCGATCCGAGCGCGCCTTGCGGCTTCCCTGCGCTTTGTTGGTGGTGCCGGTACACTGACCGTTCAGACCACAGAACTCTACCCGTACAAACCCAACGCTTCGGACGCCTACATCCTGCTCCGTGTGGCGTCAGCAAAAACAGGCACCGTCCACGGCAGCGGTTTGGAGGAGGAAGCGGCAAAGGAGATCTGGGACGGCTACAAAGCCTACGGCTGCATTGTGCCAGGTCCCGGGCTGCCGTTTGAAGACGCGGTGATCAACTCCAATGCGGTCTACGATGCGTTCCGCAGAATGTCCCAATGCGTCCGCATCCTTTCGCGCAATCAACTGATCGGGTACGCACTTGAGGACGGAAAAAGCGTCCTGTGGTTTGTACGCCAGAACACGATCCGTGCCGACACGTTCGCTGGCATCGCGCCGGTCAACGGTGTCGGTGGAATCGCCCACACGGCAGATCCTCGAGGATTTACGAATGAGTGGATGATGGGCTTTCAGTTCAAAGCCTACCACCCAAGCGAAAGCAGCATCTGGAAGCCGTCGGCGTTCTCGGATTACTTCACCTTCTCGGACCGCTGCCACTTCTACCATCCAACATACCCGTCCGACCTTCAGCAGCATTTCGATTACGGACAGACGCTAAGTCTCAGCCCTGAAGGCGCACCTGGGTACCGCTACGCCAAGGGAGTGAACAACTCCGTGGGCGACGTGGACCGCTACAAGTCGTGCCGCATCTACGAGCCAGACATCGAGGTCGAAAGCGCCGAAGAACTGACCGAGAACGGCGTTGACGTGGTCAAGATCACGCTGAAGGGACGCCTGCATTACTCGGACGATGCGGTTTCATCCATTGACCGCGACGTGACGACGTGGGATGTCACCGCGCTGCGCGCCGAGGCTTACAGGTCGACGGAAAACGCCATCCGCGAGTATCTGGTTTTCACCAACACCGGGCAAAATGCCATCGCTGGCAAGCCGGGTGACTCTGCGGTTGGGTCAGGCGTTGACTCCCTGGCCGACAATCCATTTGGGACAGTGTTCCCGACGATTGTCATGACCAAGCTGATGCCGGTCCCATATCTGGACGGAAACGACGCCCAGAACAGCGTAGACACGCCGCTGCTGCACGACACGCTCACGCAGGCCGAGCTATACCTGCGCGCCATGTGCGAAGGCTACATAGACGGCAAAACGTCCGAGGAATACGCATGCTCGTCTGGGATTTCGTCATGGTATGACTACACGTTTACCAACCTCTGCTTCGATGCGTTCCAAGGACAGTGGATTTCCCCGCTGGCATCTGAAGCGACAGCGCACACGCGAACCAAAGACACGCGCCCAGATCTACCGCAGAGCTTTGGTCCGTGGCCGAACACGCTGAACAGCGCCGAGGTCTGGAATCAGTTCGCGACGGCGGTCAATTTGTTGACTCGCGTGCGGGTCATGCTGCCGATGAAGTTCGAAGCGGAGTCACGCTCGGATACCTATTCGTCATTCCAGACCAAAAACGCGACCAACTCAATCGGCACGGCTGCGGATTGCTCAAGCCCAACCGGTACAGG